CGTCATGCCGGAGAACGAGCCGCTGAACACCACACCCGACACAGTGCCGCCCGTGATGGCGACAGCACCCGAGTTCTGGGTTGCCATCGTGCCGAGGCCCAGCGCCGTGCGTGCGTTGCTGGCGCTACCGAATGCGATGGCAGAACCCAGTGTGAGGTTGCCTGTGGTGGCCTGCACCGTGTTGCCAGTCAACTGCACGTTGCCGACCGAGGCCGACGTGGTGCCGACCTTCATGGCTGTGGCAACGCCCGTGCCGCTGTAGACCGTCTTCTCGGTCGCGGTTGGGCCGTCGTCAACATGCAGCAGTTGGTCGTAGGTGCTGGCGATGGTAGCGCCGGTGAGGTTGGTTGGCATGTCAGGCCCTCTGGATCATTACTTCGATGGTCGAAGTCAACGGCGGAGCTTGCGAGAACGTCAGTGTCGTGCCGCTCACGCCGTAGGTATTCTTTTGCTGGTAGACCCCATTGACAAACACCTGCGTGTTGTTCTCATTGCCGGGATCGTAGGTCAGCGTGAAAGCAACTGTGCTTCCGTTGCCGGTTAAATTCTGTACCCGCTGGATACCAGCGAGGTCAACCGCCAAACCTTTGGCAAGTTCTTGTCGTGTGATCGCCTTCGTCTCGTTGGCAGTCACATCGAAGATGACGAGCTTATCGTCCGTCGCAGACTGTGCGCCGGTCAATACGGTCAGTGCCGGAATACGCTTGGCTGTCATCCTAATCTCCTATGTGAACAGGGGGCACGAAGCCCCCTGCCAGTTTACATCACGATGGAGTAACTGCGTTGGTACCGTCAGCGTCAACCCAAGTCGAGTTAGCGTTGGCACCAGTTGCAATTTTGAGCTTGCTGTTGACCGTATCGAATACGATAGTTCCAGCAGCTTTACCCACCGTGTTGACTGCATTGGCGATAGCCGCAATCTGTACATCGGTTGCAGTGCGAAGCTGGATGTACCCAGCCGTCGCGTCTACGTCGCCGGTGAGAGTACCAGCAACGCCACCGGAAGCAGTCAATGCACCAGTCACAGTCAGCGTCTGCAAAACTGCTTTGCCGCTGTTGATGGTTACATTGTCTTGTGCAATACCCGTATAAACACCCATGATGTTCTCCTTTTAAGAGTAGGGGCCGAAGCCCCCACAGGGTTTAGGCGTAGCTTGCAGCTACGTTAGCCACGATGGCGAACACACTGACCACGCAATCAGTCGGCGCAGCCGTATTGATCAGGATGTCAATGGTATCCGCAGCGGTCACTGCGGTCGGGTTTGCCAAAGACGCGATGGTATAACCCAAAGCGTTTGAGGCTGCATCGTTCGCATAAGCATTCGCAGCAGCCGGAGAACCCCCAGTGAAACCAAGATCAAAAGTCGCCGTGGTATTCGTAGACTCGACCTTAGTCACTTGCACACCCGCTGACAGCACCACGGAACCAGCCGGGAGGCTGATTACTTGCAGTGTGTCAGTAGCAGCCAGTGCGGTAGCACCAGCAGCGGAACGGGCAGCAACGATTGCAGCAAAGTCGAGCTTAACCTCAAACTTAGAGACTTCGGTCACATTGGCGGGGAAGGCAGCGGTGCCTTTGTTGAACCCCAAAGAGTCGGTAAATGCAGTCATTTTAATTTCCTTTCAGTGTTTGGACGAAGACGGGGGCCGAAGCCCCCAGTCATTAGAATTGCACGACGGCGGTGGACAGAGCTTCGCCTTTGACAACCTTGTAACCGTAGACCTGAAGGCCACGGACGATGTTGCCGAAGGTGGACTCGGAACGGATGGTTTCCATGTTCGTCATCTGCGACGCGAACGTGAAGCCCATCTTGTGACCGGCGATGATGTTGTACTTGCCAGAAGACACGGCAAGGTTGTGACTGACGTAGACGGTGAAGCGGTCAATCATACCCAGACGACCGTTGCGAACGATGGACATGCTGTCGCCGGTGAGCGAAGCGTCCTTCAGTTCGGACTTCTTGATCAAGCCAGCCATCTTGGCAGGGATGACCACGAAACGGTCGCCTTCAGGGGCGTTGGCTTCATCCAGCACAGTGCCGAGGTCAACCAACAGGTCAACAACGGAAGTGGTGCTCGATGCGCCGTCCTTGGTCACGGTCAGCGGAGCGCCGGTCGTACCGAGGTTGAACGAGGCAGACTGCTCACCAGCAGTAGCGCCCTTGTTGGTAGAGGCGATACCGGGCAGGATGTCGGTCAACACGCGCTGGTCGATCTTGATCTTCATACGCTCGGAAGCGTCTTTCGTCCAAGTGTCCATCAGGTTGATGTCCGACTGAACCTTGTCCACGTCGTCTTCAACGCAGGCAAAGTACTCGCCCTTGTCGATCAACAGTTGGATTTTTGGCTTGTCAGGGTTTTCCACGGTCAGGGTTTGGCCCTTCACGTAGTCGCGGATGGTGATTTCCGGCGTGGTGCGGATGTTCACGGCGTCGCCGTACTGGCGGATTTCACCTTCGTAGTCGGTGTTCGAGATCGCTGCGAGCACGGTGGCGTCGTAGAAGTTCTCGATCAGTTTGCCCGACCAGATTTCGGGGATGAAGTTGCCGCTGTAATTTGGGCGACCGGGGGAGACGGGATAAGACATGATGTAACTCCTTTAATCAGGCATTTGCGGTAATGCGGTTTTCTCGCTGGGCAGCGAAAATATCGCGTTCGATTCGGGAACGCTCTTGCTCTCGGCCTTTGTACTTCCCGGAGCGGACATCGTTGAAGAATTTCTGGATGTCAGCAGGGCTGTAGGTCTTGCCTTGGTTGGCGGACGCAGGGGTTCCGGTGCTACGTGAGCGACCGGGGGAAACCTGTTTCTCCAACTCAGAGTTGGGAGAGTTCCCAGTGGATTGAGCAACGGCGGCTTGTCCAGTGGACTCTAGCCAAGTGCGGAAGAAACTGACGACACGCCGAGAGTCAAGCGACCGCTGGGCGTCATCGAGGAACGTCTGCCGAGTCACTCCAGTCATTGGGTCAAATTCCAACAGCCACGACTGGAAGTCGGCGTTGTCATTGATCTGACGGAAGTTCGGGACATTCGCAGACAAGTCAGCCCAGAACGCTTGCTCTGCGCTCATCTGCTGGCGCTGGGCCACGGCTTGCACCTGTGGTACCACATTCACCTGCATCTGACGCAATGTTGCTTCGAGTCCTGCAATGCGCTGGGCGACAGCCCCGAGTTCCTCGCGGGTCACTTTGCGCATCATATCAATCGACTCACCATAATCCTGAACATCTTGGTCAGTGACCAAACGCTCGGCTGCTGGTGCAGCTTGGGGGTTCGTGGCGGTCATCGAAGCAAGCAACTGTTCCATCTGCTGGACTCGCTGCTGCATCTCCCGGTTCTGCTGGTGCAGACGGGGGACTTCGGCGTTGTACATTCCCTGAAGTGTTCGGTACTTCTGGGAAACAGTTTCATCCGGCACATTGTCGGCACCCGTTTTCTGCTCATCTGCGGATGCCGGAGCAGCATTATTCGTGGCAGAGTTTCCGTCGGCGTGATTCTGGCTGTCATTGTTCTCAACAAGCGTGACGGTGCCATCGGCTGGAGGAGTAGTTCCTGCGCCTGTGTTGTCGTCCGTGTTGAGTTGCTTGTACAACTCCTGAACTGCCTCGGTCTGTTTGCGAATTTGCTCTGGAAGGGCCATGTTGAACGCTCCTATCGGTGTGCGTGATTAAAGACGGCGAGTTGCATCATAACTTTGCCGCCATAGCAGGGGTGTTTTTGGCAAACTCAATGAGTTCGACCACAACCTGACAGCGCCCCTGAAACACTGCCGGATTGTCAACCGCATAAGGGAGACGCTTGAGTTCCTGCGCGAGCACACCTTCCATCCACACCAGAAGCTCTGGGTGTTGCCGGACGGCTTGCGCCAATCCTTTGATGACTTGTGGCTCGGGCTTGATCATGCTGCCATCCCACTTACACGACTCTGTACCGTGTTGGCCTCCATCCCGCCTTTGGGAGAACCGTCAGGCTGTTGCGGTGCGCCACCTTGGGGTTGCTGTGCCTGCTGCTGTGCAGCGGCCATCGCAGCCCGTGCGGTGATACGACCGGTATACCCTTCTTTCTCCCGAGACGGAACAACGTCTTCCACGGACATTTGCAACCCTTTTGCGATCTCCCGAAGGATACTGGCACGTCCCTCCTTGCCGATGATCTCAAGATCAATCGGGTTGGCGGTTGCGTTGAGAAATTCGATGCGACGGATGTTGACAGTCTCCTTGACCGCGAGGTTAATCGCGCCCTTGGCAAGAACTTCAACGTCGCCCTTGATGGACTCATCCTCGTCGTAGCGCATGTTGTACACAAACTGGCGCAGCACGATGGGCTTCACGACATCTGTGTCAATGTGCATCACGACTTGGCGGATGCCTTTGCCTGCCGCGCCCATGAGCATGGACAGGCCGGATGAAGTACGCCCAGCGCCCTGTACATTCAGGTCGCCATAGACGTAGGCTGGGATGCCCGAGTGGTCGTCCGCCAAGCGGCTGAACTTCTCGTACACACCCATGAGTTCGTTTGCCCGCGAGTCGGGCTGCGTGAACCGGATGGCCGGTGCGCTCGAACCCACGGGGTCGTTGATGGTCTGCCAGATTTTCCAAGGCGTCAACTGGGTGATGTCCTCGTTGGGCGGCAGGCGCTCCACGTTGACTTCGACCTGTGGGCCACTGGAGATGCCCATGTTGTTGACCAGCGCACGGGCAGCGGCGTTGCACACGCCCTGCAAGTCTTCGATGATCTCGGGTATGGCCTTGCCCCAGAACGCACCGGGGCACTTGATGAACGAGGTCTTGGCGTAGGGCTTCTCGCCCAGCGGGTCATAGTTGAGCACCGCCTTGATGACATAGTTGCCCACCATCCAGACGTTGGCGTCGTACTCGCGGGCCTCATCGGGCACGTCTTCCTCGGTCAGACCCCACTCGCGTAGCATCTTGCCGCTGACTTTGCCCCAGAACTCCAGAGCATCGAACTCGGTGGTTGGCTTCATGTACGAGTAGTACTTGCGCTCCTCCTCGTCCTTCTGAAGCTCCACGTCCTGATTGATCCACGACTGGCCGTTGCCAATCTCCAGCACCTTGCGGATGGCGTCTTCGTCGTAGCCCGGAACGCCGATGAGGTCGGACAGTTGCATCCGGCTCAGGGGGTGGTACTCGAACAGGTAGCCTTCGTTGATCGTGCTGATCCCCGGCTCGGGGTAGATGTAGAACGGATCGACCCGCTCGTACTCCGGCCCAAGGCGCTCA